AGTTGTAACTTTGTTTTTTTCATATCTTCCAATGTGAATCTACCTGTTGTGGTATATTGATGAAATAACCACATACTGGGTATTTGTTCATTAACATGGTCAGAATCTAATTCGTATTTTAAAGAAAATGCTGTTGCCTCCACTATATTCATAGTATCATGTTCCCACGAAACTAATGTATCCGAACCTATACATTGGTTTTTCATCACCGTATTCCACTTTTCAGGATATGAAGATATCTTTTCGAGAACTTCTTCTTTGCTTAGAGTTGAAAAAATATTATCATCCTGCCATGTTCTTTCAAACTCAGAATACTTATTTTTAAAAGGTGAATCTAAGCCATAACTTTGAATCTTCAAAGGAGGCAAGTGCATTCTATAATCTTTTAATTCATTCTTTACCCATGAAACACCCTCTTCCAAAGTTGCAAGGGTTTCATAAGGCAAGCCACAAATTAAACTAACATGAGGTGAATATTTTTTGTTTCGTTGTAAAAAGAAACTTTTTGCATCTAATATGCCTGCCTTTAATCTGTCCGGGTGCATGCCTTTCTTAATATACTTTGCCGATTCGTGATTGAAAGATTCTATACCATAAAATTGACCCCAAAGTCCCATGTCTGACATTGGTATCCAATCAGTTTTGCCTCGAGCTGTTAACAAGTCGGCTCTAATATATCCTAACATGTTTACTTCAAAAGGAAGTTCCTGACAAACTTTTGCAATTTTTTCTAATTTTTGTGTGCTATCATTAACAGTTTCGTCAGCCAGTGTGTAGGTTGTTGTTCCCCAATCATTGTAGTTTCTGATTATTTCTTCTTTTACTAAATTTGCATCGACAGTATAATCCCCCTTAACACCTAAAACGTTAAAGGAACAAAATTTACATTCAAACTTACATCCTCTAGATAACTCTAAAGTTAATATTTCATTGGGTAATATATAGTCCCTATCCTCGTATATAACTTGTAAATCCCTACAAGGAAAGGCAGGATGATCTGTATCACAGTTTACATATTTTATGCTCCGTTCATCGACAAGCATTTCCTTAATATCTATTTGAGAAGGCTTGCCCATTATTTTTTTTAATAACTCTAATAAACCATACTCACCATAACCTGACAGATAATAATCACAATTCAAATTAAATGCAGACATTAAATGTTTACATCCTGCTATTGTAACAACATGTGGATATTCTTGTTTCAACCATTCTAAAAAAGGATTAATATACTTAGGCATAAAACTTTCAAACAAAATACTGACGCCTACAAAAACAGTTTTGGATGTTATGCGGTCTCTACATAGTTGTTTAAATTCATCCAAAGTCCAAGCGGCTATAAAGTCAACAACTTCTATATCCCACCCTTCCTGTCTTAAAAAGGTAGCAATCCTATGAGCACCGGCGGCTCTTTTCAATGAAGGACCCCAGTTATCAGGATTGTCATAATGAAGATATTGTATTTCAGTGGATTCAATCCAACCACCTAACACTAAGCCGTGCATATTTTCTCCTAAAAAAAAGGGGGCAACATATTTATGTCGCCCCCTCCTAACTAACTAAACTAAGGATTAGTCTTCTTCTGCTAATTTAGCAAAATAACTTAGTGTATCCTCATCATCATCTGAATCTACACTTGAGGAAACTGTAACTGTATCAGATGTAGCTGCCGTAACTGCAACTAAATCCTCAATATCATCTGTTCCTGTTTGTGCAGAAATAGTTTCTGCTGTTGTAACTTTAGCACCACCTGAAAGGACTTGATTAAGTTTAGCTTTCAGTTCATCATATGTTTTAAAGTTTTTTGGATCAACAAGTTCAGCAAGTGAGTGTTGTTTACCCCAGATTGCTTCAATATCTTCATCAGATTCAGCAACAGGAGTAGGTGAAGATTCAAACTCTGACTTGTCATAGTTTCTATAACCATCAACCTGACGAGCCTTCAGTTTAAAGTTTACACCTTCCCAGAAGTCAAAAGGATTAACTGGTGTTTCATCCTCAAACTCTGGTTGCATAACATCCTTAATTTTGTCAAAGATTTTCTTACCAAACTTGTAGAGGAAAACTTGGCCTTCATTAGCCGGATTAGCAGGATCTTTAACAACAAGAACATTTGCGTAATAAGACAAACGGCGTTTCTGTTTACGAGCAACGTCCTTATTTGCCTCTGTGCCACTATTCCAAAGTTCACTGTTAAGTTCTGAAACAGGATCAGGTTGGGAAAGTGTAGTAAGTGAATTTTCAATATACCACTTACCAGTTGGGCCTTGGAAACCATGGTTCCAAAGACGAACCCACGGAAGTTCTTCACCCTTAGGCGGTGCCAAGAATCGAAGAACAGCATAACCGTTACCAGCAGAATCTACTTGTAGCTTCCACTCGTTACCGTCATCTTTGTTATAGTTTTGTTGGGGGGAATCAATTTTTTCGACTTCTTTCATTAAATTATCGAAAGAGCCTCTTGCCTTACGCAAGTCTGATAGTGAATTAAACGACATATTTTTTCTCCGTATAAGCGTTGTATGTTTGTGTATGTTGTCCTGTATAAGCGGACATATTATTTATAAAAGTTTTCACTTACATGCCTCATTTTATTTGTAATTTGGACAAATGGACGATACTTCTTAACTAACATTGAAACGTCCTCTAAGAATATATCATCAGAATCCATAGTAACATAATTGTAGATTTTGTCAAGCACAACTAATGTTTCTATAGATATTAGGTGACCAAAATATAATCTATAGATTAAAGGATGATATCCATCTTCAGATGTAAAAGGATTTGCAATACTTTCCTGCTCCATCTCCAATTCAATCTTAGCAATATCCTGTTCAAATATGTAATCAAGTTTTTGTTTACGAGACTTCCATATTTCATATGTTTCCTTTGCATTGGCATCAAAGACGCCGCCCCACTTGTCGCCGGAAACAAAGTTAGCAACAAGCAAATCTATAATCTCACGCCGCTTGTAATCGCGAGCAAGTTTACGCATAGCTGTCAAGTCTTTGCGTTTAAGGAAAGCATTTTGACTTGCCCTTACTGCACCTTTTGTTTTTGTTATGTTATAATCTTTTTTTGTAAAGTGTAATTTAAGAGCGAGGTATAATCTATATACTTCAAATGGTTCCATTAGAAAGGTAACTTACTAGTTTTCTCTTTTAATAAATTAAGTGATTCTGCTTCTTCTTTAATCTTTTCTTTTAGTGATGATGTGAGAAGTTTTTTAACAGATTCAATTTCAATTTCTTCTTTTACACAGAAGTCAATGAGAACATCAATATAACCTGTCTTTGTAGCTTTAGACTTTTTCTCAATGTATTGTGAAAATTCAGTTGACGTATGAAAACGTTTTGTAATTAAAAATACATCCGATACTTTTTTCACGTCTGTATTGAGATCATTATCTACAATAAGTTTAGGCATTGTGTTTCCTTTGTGTCCAGTCTGTAATATACTTAATTACATTGTGTGTTCTGTTAATATATGGGTCTTTGCATATTGTGTGTTGAGCTTCACCGGGCTTATCAAACTCATATATCATAGGATGATTAAACGCCTCTGCAATGTCATTAATAGTGTAACTTTCACCCGAGCCTAGATGTATTTGTTTGCGTTTCTTTTCATCATACAAAGATTTGAAGACACCTTCAACAACATCCTTAACATGAGTAAAGTCCCGAGATTTGTGACCTGTTCCAAATATTTTTAAACTTTCACCTGCTAAGTAAGCCTTTTTAAACGAACGAATAACGGTGCTATGTTCACCATAGTCTGCTTCACGCGGACCATATACGTTATAAAAATACATTAGACGATAATCAAGTCCCCAATGACGTTGGTATAGGTGCATAACTTCTTCACCAAAGGCCTTACCAAGAGCATAAGGATTATCGTCAGCATGTCCAAATATTCTACTAGAAGACTGTCCAAAATACAAGGGGCAATTCAACCTTTTTGCCCATTCGCATACATGTGTCGTAGGTCCAATGTTATTCATAATGGCATCTACAGGCTGTTCAAATGACAAGCGAATACGAGGTGTATTTGCAAGGTGAATAATACCATCAGCCTGATAAACTTTATCAGTAATATCTACATCACAAACATCCTCGTGAATATATGCAACATAGGGCGAATCAACAATCTTAAACTTGCCGTTTCTCATGTCGTCAACAACAGTAACCGCACACTCTGCGGCAATAAGTCTTTCTACTAAGTGGCTACCTATAAAGCCGCATCCACCTGTAACAATATAATGTAGCATTAGTCTCTCGGTTTATAAAATATGTGAGCATCAATACGAGCAGTAACATCCATAGTTTCTGCCCATCGAGGTTTTACATAGTCTGCATGATAAAACAATGCACCATCTGTAATATCAAGTTCAGTTTTCACTGTCAGTTTAGCAACTTCCATAATCTGTTTGTATTTTTTTATGTTTTTAACTTCATCAGATTTACCATCACAATACCATGAAAACTGGCAACGATTTTTGTATGGATAATATTTACCCGACTTTTTGCTGATATAATGTGGACCCTCGAAAACAACCTCACATATAGTATTAGGAAACGCATCTGAGCGAACACGATTCATTGTAACATCTGCAACAGCAATCCATCCTGCCGTAGATTCATTACGAGCCTCATGGTAAATATTTTGTGTGAGGCATGCAAGTTGAGGATTATCAATTGTATTAATACCTTTATCATTGGGCAATGCCGGATTAGAAGATATGGCTACTAATACTGCCATCATTGAATCTAAAAAATTCATATTT